TCCACTTAATGGTGCTGTTGCAGTTACTGAATTTACATCTCCTGCATCATCTGTATAGAGCTCTGTAAAATTTGCCTGCACCTTCGTAAAGGCTGCAAACAGAGTGTCTCCGTTTCCTGCATTAGCGGCTCCAATTGTTATATCTTGCTGTGCCATAGTTACTTACGTATTTTAATTATTTTTTTATTTTTATTTTTTTTATGTCATATCAGTAGTAGCTAACAAAGTATCTACTGAAATATCTGTTCTATCTGTACTAACAGTAGAGCAAATAGGATAAACCATACCCCAGCCCTCAGACCTGTTATTATCACCCCACCAACTCTCACAATATATTTCGCCAAAACTCATAATACCCAGTCTATTGTATAACTTTCATAATTTGGTGATTGATCTGCATTTGAGTTGGAAAACCACTCAGGGTATGTTCCGCTAGCATTAAATGCCATATAATCTAAAAAGCGTTGAGTATAACTCTCAGCTCTATCTCTTTCAATTTGTACAAGCTCCTTGATTTCCTCAGAAGTTACATTTGTAGAGTTTTCAGAGTTGTGCATATATATCCCTTTATTAGAAACTGTAATTGCTCCACTCTTTAAAAATTCCGCAGTACATAAATGAACCAAAATAGGTTTTATGTAGTCATCTAATAATGACTTATATGCTGCTGGAATAGCAGTTCCTGAATCTACAAGAGCTGTAATAGCAGTTACATATTTATTGTACAAATCTGTTCCTATTATTTCTCTTAAATATTGTGTTTGTGAAAGATGTAACGCAGGAATAATTTTATCTGCATCAATATTCCCATCCAATATTGGAGATCTTCTTACTATATCTTCTTTTGTCGCAAATAATACTTGTGCCATATTTAATTTTTAAATCCTTTTGAAGGGGTATTAATTGGTTTTTGACTAACTATTTTTGGTTCTTCTTTTTTTGTAGGATTTTTAATTCCTTCTTGTTTTATTTTTGTTTTGTATATCAAATCCTTTTTTGCATTTGGATTGTTTGGGTCAATCATCATTTGATCTTTCAGCAAATACGTCTTTCTTTGCCAGTAATGATGACAATTAGCTCCTCCTTTGTATTTAAATAAATTATAAGAAGACCCTCCTTTTGGATTAAAGTCTTTATTTCCTTTAAATTCTCTATTTAAATCTTCTTTTCTATAAACTCTAGAAGCTCTAACCATTTTACTACAAAATTCTCTTGTGTTTTTACCTATAATTAATGGAGCGTATTGATACCTTACTATATATTTTTGCCCCTTATCAGTTTCTCCATCAAGATTACTTTTAGAAGAAGCCCTTCCTTTAGGAACTGAAGCCAATTCTAATTGATTATCTAAATCTTCTTCCTCCTGGTAATCTACTTCTCTTTCATCTACAAGCTCATAACCATTTTCTAAAATATCCTTTTCATTTTCTCCAAATTCCTCAATTTGATCAAACATTTTAGAATCATCAAAATCTTCTTTATCACTAGAAAGCTTTTCTCCTGTTTCTTCTTCTCTTTGCTCTTTAGTTACAATTTCTTCAGTATCGGTAAATTCTATTGGAGTTAAAGTTTTAACATACAGATCTAAAGCAATATTATTTACTGCTAAAATATCATCTATAGCCTCTATGATTAAATCCTGATAAGGTTTTATAACTACATTTTCAAATAAATGATGAGCGTTTTGGATTTCTTCAGCATTTGAGCCAAGAGAATTTCCAGTATCTCTTATGCCAACTAAAAGCGGAGATGTAATTCTATGAGCTAGTAATAATTTTCTTGAACATTCCTCAGCAATATATTGGTAAACATCTGCTGCATCAGAAACTGAAATGTCTTCTATTTGAGTTTTATTCTCAGCACTATCTGTAAAACTAACAATTACTTTTTCTCCGTTAGCCCCTGTTAATTTATTTAAAATCTCGTTTTTAATTAACATTTGTTTCTCCTGAGTAGGAACTCCGTTTACAAATGAAACAAGTTTAGTTCCTGAAAACGAATTTTGTACTTCATTAACTAAATATTCTGAAATTTCGCACTCAAGCTTGCTGTAGTTATAGGCGGATATATAATCTGGAGGGCACATATAATGCATACCAGGAATAAACCTTCTAATTATATAAATTTCATTAGTTGCACCAGATCCAAAAACAGGAATCCTAGTCAAAGGATCTCCTTGTCTATAATCTACCCATTTAGGGCAATAATAATAAGCATTTATTTTGCCTTTATCATCACACTTCTCTGGTCTTAATGTTTCACGATTAAAATGAGAAACAGATTCTACTCTTTTGCCCTTATATGTTATTTGAAAAGCAGCTTCTCCTAATAATTTAAGATCTAAGCAAATTTTCTTTAAATCTTTTGCCTTAAACAAGCCGACAAATTGTGCGTATTCATCAGGTTTTCTATTACTGTCTAAGGCAGAGAATCCCTTGCCAAAAATTTGATTACTCACTCCTGTAATAATACTACCAGTTGTTGGTGAGTTTAAAAAGGCATCTATAAGATCTTGATAAAAATTATTATCTTCTCCATAAGCTACGTAATCTTCTCTGGGATCTTCAAATATCTCTGGCGTTTGATACGCTGATAATTCTAAAACATGGAAGTCGCTATTATTCATATACTAAATAATCATTAGAGCCTGTAGTATTACTCTTAAATTGCCCTGTATTTGGCGAGTATGTACTAGAAGACTGATCCGTTCCAAAAATTTTATCTCGATATATTACAGAACTAGCATTAGTATCTGTAATTTCTAGTGTATAGGTCTGGTCTTTATTCTGATCCATCCCTATATTGGCAGTATAAGTATAATAATAATCTACTGCTGTAAAACTGCTAACTGTAGCTGTTGAATTTGTCATGTTTTGTTCTTCATTTTTAACCACTACTTTGAAAATACCCCCTCCTGTTGGATTGTACGATCTAGGAATAAATGATATAGTGGAATTTGTTTGTGTTCTGTCTAAAACAATCATAGTTAATCCACTTTAAATGTTCCTATTCCTGTATTAAATATTTTGTTTTCTTTTAATGTTTCAATTTGATCCTTTTCTAAAGCTTCAGATAATTGCTTTTCAGAAACCTTATTCCACTCTATAGAATCGAAAGGTTTAAATTGAAATCCTGTTTTGTTTATTTTTTTGTCTTTCATAAATATTATTTATTGAGTTTTGTTAAGGGGCAGCCTAAAAAACTTACCCCCCAAACAAAACACAAATTTTAACTATTTGTACCAGCAGTTACTGTTACAGTTGCCGATGACATCCCTGCACATGGATTAGCTGTAGTCGCTCCGTTAATAAAATCTGGAGCAGACACTTCTTCAGAACTAAATTCTAAAGTATATCCTGACATGTCGCCAAAAGCTCCTCCGCTAGTCATAGTGCTCGTTTCAAGTGAGCACCCATTAACTCTACCAAGTAAAAAAGCTGCCCCATTACGATCGGCTACAACAATGTGCGGACGACCATAAGAGATTAGCTTAATTTCAGCATTATCTTCTTTAGATAATTTTGGTAATGTTAGACTTAGAGTAGTAGAGTAAAAAGTTGTCCCATTTTCTCTACTAGCTGTTGATGTTGTTGTAAAACTGTTAGCACTTCCGTTAACCTCGTACTTCCAAAGTGTAAATGTACCAGACATATTAGAGATAGCACTAGAAGCATCAGTGATAGTTCCTAGACCTCCAAAGTTGGTTAGATATACCGCAGAAATTCCTCCAGTTATATCTTTACAATTTATAGCACGACCTTTTGTTAAATTACAAGCCATTTTTATTTATTTAATTGGCTAGCATTTCAGCTAACTGTTATTATGAATATAAAACTATCTCAGATCCAATTCCAAGAGCTGCACCAGCAGAACCTCTTAAAATTACTCTTGAATTTTGGCTTCCATTAATCTGACTCATATCTAAAATTGAAGCTTCGTTTAATTCAGAGAATAAAGAAGTTCCAAAAATCAAGTTAGACTTAGTTGTTAGAATCATATCAGTAGAAGTCATTCCTGGACAATGAACTACAGGTACACCATCATAATAAAGTTCCTGTTGTCCTCTGTACCACATTTGACCTTTGTCTTCAATACCCATAGTTACGTTTGAAGTACCAGCAGCACCGAACCCACCTAAAGCTCTTACATAAGCTTTGAATATAGCAGTTGGTACATAAAGATAAAGATCTTCTTTTCCGTAAATAGTATCAGGACATGCATCTAGCACTTTTCCTATCTCTGTAGTAACATTTGCAGCAGTTATAGCCGCTTTAGCGACATCTACTACGTCTCCATCAGCATTTGCTAAAACTTCGAATCCATCAAAAGGAATATCTCCAGCAGTTGTTCCTGACCAAAGAGCAGTTTCGATTCCAGCAGAAGTTTTTTGAACTACATGTTCTAGAATAAACTCGCCAAATGATTTAGGCATACCTGATTTGATGCCTTTCATTGATAAACTTTCCCAAGATGAGCGGAAATTTTTGCTGCAAATTTCAAGGTTAACTTGTATCTCAGCAGGGGTAAGAACTACCTCTGTTTCAGTAAGTGTTCCTGTTGCAGAAAAATCACATGTTCCAGGCTTGATCAAATTAGCATCAGAGCTAATAACTTGAATAACCTCTTTGTAATTTATGTTGTCTCGAACGTCAATAGTTCCAGACGATAACGACTTTCCAGATAGTAAAGCAGCTGACAAATAACCAGAACTGGCCTTTCCACTGAAACTTGTTGTTATATTTAAATTTGTTGCCATTTTTTAATTTTTAATTGTTATTTATTATGCTTCACTAGCCCAGATTCCTACTCCACCAGTAATATACCATGCAGTAAGAGCGACTGCTTTAATCTTAATCCAGTCTCCTTTGTTAGCTGTAGCTTTAGTGTTAATTATATCTTTGTTTACTGTTCCAGAAGCAACAGAATCCGCAGCAGCGTTTGCTATAGATCCACTTACTCCATCAGCAGCATTTGGAGAAACAGTAATAATATTATTACCATCAGCTCCAATATTTCTAAATGTAAATTCCATACCTAGATTTGTAGAATAAATTTTAGGTAGTGTAATAGTTAAAGCATCTGTTCCTACGTTAAATTCTTGTCCAGCTTGATTTGCACCAAGATCAGGAGAAGTTGTAACAGTATTCTGAGAAACTCTAGCTCTTTTTACATCATTACTTGTATTATATGTTGTTGACATGTTTAAAAAGTTTAATTATTGTATATCATTTTTCTTATTCTTGCCAACTGAGAGCTACTATCGTAACTTGGTACATTGGCTTTTTGAGAAGATAAAGCTTCAGGATTGTGAGCAATAGGCTCTACAACTTCTTCTGCTAACTCAACATCTTCCTTTTTATCTTCAGTTTCCTCAACTGTTTCTTCCTTACTAAGATCTTCTTTTAAGATTATAGCTTTAATTTCATCAATTAAAGATTTTACTTCTGAAAGTTCTTCTTTAGTAGCGTAAACTACTTTGTGAGTCGTTTCTGCTGATTTAACAGCAGCATCAGAATTTACTTCTTCTTCAGCTTCTACTTCTTCAGTTTTAGATTCAACTTCCTCCTCAACTTTTTCTTCCTCAGCAGCCTCTTTAATTTCTGAAATCAAACCTTCTTCTTTAACCACTAAAAGTCTTCCGTCTTCTAAATTGTAATCACCAATAGGAAGGGCTATTTTTTCTTCCCCTTCACCTACGATAAAAACCTCTTTATCAGCCTCAAAACTTTCTGCCTCGATCTCTGTTCCGTTCTCTAGCTTTAAAACAGCTAGCTCAACTTTTTCTTCAGCAAGTTCTATTCCTAGAACCTTTCTAATTTGATTTAAAATTTCGATTGATTTCATTGTATAAAATGTTATATTATATAAACAAACGACCTGTAGTAAATCGGTCATATTTTTATAAGTTTTTTATACAGATCCTACGCCTTGATTTTGCATCTCACCAGTACAGCATTTAGGATCGTATTTTTTCTTATCCTTACAAAGACATCCTCTACGACCACCCTTAGGAGTCATTCTGCTCATAGACTTGTACTTCTTATTCATTTTTTAAGATTTTAGAGATTGTATCTACTAAATTTTTAGCCTCTGCTTCCTCTCTTAACGTCTTATCTTTAGGTCTTGTAGTCATCCGATCCGACATGTAGGCTTCCACACTAAAACCTTTAATTTTGCGAGTTTTGACAAAATCGTTCCAGATCTCATCATTGTTAACTTTCATAGAAACCATCCAAGTACCTACTGGCACATTAAGACCATAATGTCTAGACTTGTCTTTTTCACTTTCTACAATCCAGGATTCAACAACTGTCATCTTTTCTAGATCAACTCCATGTTCTAAAGTAGACTTTGATTGATTTCCTTTAATAAAAAATAATTCAGAAGCTTTTCTAACTGTATCCTTTGAAAAGAATATATAATAATCATCATCTTCTGATTTTCTAAAAATCGGTTTGTTAGGTACTAGAGCAGCACCAATTAAAAGCCTTTTTTCTTTATCCTGCTCGGCAAAACTAAACTCTTGATTTTTAAGAGCTATAAAGTCTTCTTCAATAGCTGGATTTTCAACAACGGAAATAGCTGTTATGCCATTATCATCATTTTCTTCATCTAATACTAATTCTACTATTTTCATTTTCTATATTTTAATTATTACTTGTTTTACGCCTTTTTGGTGTAACTATAGTGCTCCCAGCAGTTCCTGTATAAGATTTAAAATGCCAGTCAAGAGCTTTTATGACATCTTCTTTGTTTAACTTTAATTCAAAGGATAAATCCGCTGTCCATTGTGATTTTAGCTTTCCGTCTATAATTAATATGATAACTGGAACTGCATTAATACTAGCTTTCAAACTTGGAGCTTGATTTTCTAATAATGCATAATCTTTTTTTATAGGAATACCATTATACTCCTTTGGCAAAGTGCTTAACTTTACATCATTCCTTTTGTTCCATTCAGCATTTATTTCTAAAAGTTTTATTTCAGGTTGCTGAACACTAAATAAGAACATCATTAAAATTGCTATATAATTCATCTTTTTTTCTTTACAGTGTTAATCTCATATAATCTCTCTTCTATTTTGTCTAAGGTTTTGCCATTATCATCCACCTTTTTTTCTGTATTTAAAATAGTCTCTCTTATAAGCTGATCTTTTAAATCATATTCGGTTCTGGATACTTCTGGTTTTGGAAGTTCCTTAGCTTCTTGGATGTCGGCCTGAAGCGCAAAATAAAAGCCTACTAAGGTGAATATCCCAACTGCTATTGCTATTAAGGATTTAATACTTATTTGAAATTTTGAATCTTCGTTTAATTCTTTCATGATTTTGTTTATTTTAATTTTAACCTATTGATGCACCTTCTACAATATTTCTATTTAAAGCTTGTGCATTACTTACTTCTTGTGAAACCACATAAGCTTTAGTTGGTTTCTTGTTATCTTCACCTATAGCTTCTGCCAATTGATTCTCTGGTGCTGCTCCAACTACATTAAATGCAGGGGCTGCAGGTGCTGAAGGGGCTCCCGTGCTTCCACCTCCTCCAGAAGCAACACCTCCTGATTTTCCTACAATTCCTTTAGCGGCATTAACAGCACTTTTAATACTCATAGCAATCCCTGCTGCCTGAGCGGCAAATATAGCTATAAGAGGAATATTAGCAGGTGGAGGGGCTGCTGCTGCTGCTTTCATAAATCCTGTTGCTCCATCTACAGTTGCTTCTGCTGCCTTGGATAAAATTTTTCCCATAGTTGCTTGAGCAGCCATTATTTGTTCTTTAATAATCATTCCTTGTTTAAATAAAAATAAAGCTTTACCCACTTTTGTTTCTGCCCCCGCAGCTCCAATAACAGCATCTAAAGTATCTTGAATAGCTTGTTGTTTTAATTTTTGAGTTTCTATCTGTAATTCTGCTTCTTCTCTTGTTCTTTCTGTTAATTCTTTTTGTAAAGAAATTTGATTTGTTAATTGTTCTGATCTAAAACCTTCAACTTGTGCTAATATTCCTTCTTTTTCTGCCTTAGCATCTAATAAAGCTATATAGTTTTCATCACTTGCATTTTTTTCGTATTGTAATTGCGCTGCTCTTATAAGTGCATCTGCATTTGCAGTCATTAAATCTTCTTGCTCTTGTAAAACTTTAGCTAAATCATCATTTGCTTTTATTCTTTCTTCTATTGTTTTAGATTCATCATCTCTAATTTGTCTTAGCTTTTCTGCTTCCCTATCTTTTTGTTCTAATATAATTCTGTTTTGTGCTATACCAATCTGCGCAGCTTTATTAGCTTTTACTATAGCTGTTGCGGAGCTTAGTGTACTTTTAGTATATTCCTTAATTGAAGGAATTATATTTTTAACAGTTTCAGTAGTTTTTTCAAATGTATTATCAACACCAGTTAAAACATCTAAACTTTCTTTACCTGCGCTTTTAACATCTTCTAAAGCCCCTACAAAATCACCACTAAATACTTTTTTAACTGCACTTGCTACAAATCCAAGCGTATCTAAAAAACTATTAAACCTTTCTATTAAATTATTTTTTATAGCATTACCAAAATCTTTTATAGCTCCAACAGGATCACTAAAAATACCTTGAAACCATCCTATAACGTTTCCTACATTATTACTTAAAAAACTAAACAGATCATTAAATGCTAAACTTAACACTTCCATCCCTGTATTAAAAATATCTACAACTTTTTGATTTTTATTAAATGTTTCTTGTAATATTTCAAATGCTTTTACTACTAAAGCAACTACCCCTGTAGCTTTTCCTATATTACCAAGTGTTGTAGAGAATTTTTTTACTCCCTTTTCTGTTTGTTTGGATGCTTTACCTATATCTTGGATGTTATCAGCAATTTTTGAAGTATCTTTTATTGCTGATCCTGTTTTTAAATCCAAATCAATATTAATTTTTTCTGCCATTGTTAAAAGTTTTTAAAGTGTTGGTAGGCCTCTTTTATAGATTCAGGAAATTTGTTTTTCCCAAGAGCTATATCTATATAAGTACCTCTAATTTTGTTTTCTTTTGCTATTCTTAATAGCGTTAATATATTTTCTATCATGTTTTATAAAATGTTTCTTTGTCTTGTATATATCCGTTTAATAATCTAATAGAAACCCCTTGATTTCTGGTACTTGAATTAGAAAGCCCATCAGTATCAGTTGCCCAAACAGCATAGTACCCATCAGGAGCTAAAGTCATTCCCCCTATCATTTTAGTATATATAGACGTTCCTTCTACTACTGGGCCATTATACCATTTTCCATTAACAGGCATATTTGCTCTTGCAATAGGCATTATATAATTTGGCCATGAAACTCCATAAGTATATGGAGGAGTTTTTGCTTTTATTGCATCTTGTTCAGCAGTAGCTCTATCTGTAGCATGATAAGCTATTTGACCCCCTGTACTAAACCAGTTAGTTATTCCCCAATGTGTGCTTACTGTACTTGCTGTATAAGCTCCGTAACTACAATAAACAGGAGGACTTTCAATTCTACTTTGTATGCTTGTGCAATTAGTAGCAGGAAGCGGAGGTCCTTTTACAACATAAGGAACAATCTTAGAATATATTAATATGTTTCCATACACTCCTTGATAATCATAAATATCTCCTGCATAACTTTTAATTCTTATGGTTCTTATATTTTCCCAATCGTAAATATGATACGTTTGAGCTGCTGTAGTTTCTGTATAACTAACTCCAGTAAAAGTAGAAGCCCCATATATATCACTAATTACATCTGCTTTATCGTAAGCAGGATCAGTATTTGTTCTTGCATAGAATCTCCAATATTTGTCGTCTGGATGAGAAAGTCCTGTAACCTCTGTTGTGTAATCTCCGACAGAACCATTTGTAAAAGCTCTATTTGTAACACCACCTGTTCCAATTAATGTGTCAATGTCATCACTTCCTCTTAATG